AAGCCGGAGCGTTTCGAGGGTTCAATTTGGAACGGTGGAATACTTGACGAATACGCCGACATGAAGGAATCGGTGCTTGGCGAGAATGTAATGCCTGCGTTAAGAGATACGGGTGGATGGCTGTGGTTAATTGGTGTTCCGTCTGGTAAAAATCATTACTACGAGTTGAGTGAATACGCAAGAACAGCGAATGATCCAGAGTGGGCGGATTACAATTGGTTTTCCAAAGATGTAATGAGTGAGGTTGAAGTTGAGAAAGAAAGGGCAAGGTTAGATGTTCGGACATTCCGGCAGGAATACGAAGGAAGCTTTGAAAGCTACGAAGGAAGGGCTTATCCGTATTATGACTCAAAAGTCCACAGGGTTCTTCAAACATTTGATGATAAGTATCCTATTTCTGTTTCTTGCGATTTTAATCTCGATCCTTGCATTTGGCTTATGGGTCAGGATAAAGGTCCATTTATTTCAGTTCAACAGGAAATTAAGCAAAGACAAACAGACATCTGGAAAATGTGCCAATCCCTCAAAGAGCGCATCGGACAACGTCTCGGTAACAAACAACACTCCCATAAGTTACTCTTTTACGGCGACTACGCGCATGGTCAGTCCAGATCAGTGTCTGCAACTTCATCCTCTTGGAGTATCCTTCAAGATGAATTTAGAGGATACAACGCAGAGTTCCGGCTTAGGGGTCATCCTCGTATCATCGACCGGGTTAATTCAGTCAACTCGAAATTAAGAAGTGCAGATGGTTCTGTGAAGATGGGTATTGATCCATCGTGTATTGAGTTATGTAAAGACTTTGAAATGGTTTCAATGGAACTGCTCACCGGGAGCAAAGATAAAGCCGGAGAGCGGACACACTCATCAGATGCTTTGGGATATTGGATAAACTACGAATATCCGGTTGATGGGAAATCTAAAATTTACGTTAGGTGATCATGTCAATTCAAGAAAAGATTTCAAGGTTGTTTAATACTGCGGATCAGAAGTCCGCATCGTATAATTTATACGAAGTCAGTCAGACAGAATCAGAACTTCAGAGGGTATCACAATTTCAGAAACTTTTCGATTATTACATTGGCGATAACGCAAAGATTCAGGCGTATCTTCAACGTGCATTGTCAAAGACGTTTGATGCAACGGACATTGAAGAGATGCAAACACCGACATTTAATATAACCCAACGAATTATAAACCGCACATCCATCGCTTATTCAATTCCCGCCGAAAGATATATAGTTCTTGACGAAACAGAAAAGACAAAGAAACAAGCACTTTTATATTCCGATATTATTTACAACAGCAACATCAATGCAGCCGTAAAAAGGGCGCACAGATATTCAAAGCTAATGGATTGCTCGCATGTTTCTCCTGTTTGGCGGAATGATCGCATTGAATATGATGTATTCCCCTCGCATTTGCTCACCGTTCTTGAATCACAAGATGATTACTTAAAACCTCAAGCGGTAATGTATCGCATCGCAAAGATTAACGATAGCGGAAACGAATACTTTGAATACGTTTATTGGGATGAAGAAGTAAATGCAATACTCGACAAAGATGGCGGCAAAGTAAAAGAGATCCCGAATCCGTATGGACTGATACCGTTTATTCCCATGAGGTTGCGGGAAACGGAGAACTATTGGGGCGAAGGGGATACGCAACTGGTTGACATCAACGAAAAGATCAATATACTTCTCGTATCGTTATTTGATAATGCCATTATGCAATCGCATGGTCAGCCGTTTGCAATCAATCTTGGATCGAAGGGAACGCTTCAGACCGGCCCTCGTCATGTGATCGAAGCGGAGAATGTGCGGAGTGATCAGGTTCAACCGTCATTCCAATTTGTTCAACCGCAGGCAGCTATTGACGAAGTGACAAAGTTGATTGATTGGATGATTAAGACTGTCTGTATGCAGCGAGGACTCCCGGCTTTTTCTGTGTCAACAGAAAACAAGGCGCAATCCGGAGCGGCAAAGGCGATTGATATACTTGAATTGCAAGAGATCCGGCAAGATGATATTGAGAATCTAAAAGAGTTTGAATACGAATTATTCGAAGCAACGAGGGCTGTCTGGAATCATCACTCAAAGAAAGATAAACTTGATGAATCGGCAAAGTTCGCAGTTGAGTTTGAGGACTTAACGCCAGAACCACCGGAAAGCGAACAACTTACAAATAAGAAGATGAAGCTCGAACTCGGTTTGTGGACTCCCATCGATGATTTGGCGGATGAGGATTCTGGGGTGACAAAAGAAGATGCGATGAAGATGGTTGAGGAAAATCTTTCCATCCGCAACAAATTGAATGATGAGTTTGGAATAATGAAATCGTTATCAGAACCGCAACGGGTGCAGAATGGGAACATTTGACGGGTTACCAGTGGGAATTATCCGAAGTAATTTGACAGATGCAAACGTAACGGCTGAAAAATGGTGCGGAACATTTGGACATAAGATTGTTACCGGATTAAACGATGAGAGATACTGCAAGAATTGTTGGAAATCAGAAAAGGAAATAAATGGCGAAACAAAAGTCAGAGAAGCCGAAGAGCAAGGCAAAGATACTCGCTGATTCTTCACGGCGGGCGCACTTAAACAGAGAAGATGGGACATTAATGCTCGCACTGCTTGAACACTTAAAGGCAGACGTATTCATCCAGTCGTGCAAAGATGCAGATGGAGAGTTCGGGAAGAAAGTAACAATTCAACGTCCGATGGTATTTATTGTTGATTCAATTGAATAGTGTATAAAATGTTAGTGTAAAGAGTTACACTATACGATTAAAACGCTCACAATCGCTCAAATTTACGTTTTAAGGTGGTCAAAACATGGTAAAGGTAGTTCGTGACGCTTGGGTTGTTTGTCATGCAAATCGGGAGTATGAGGTTTGGATTTACCCGAGAAGGTTAAAAGATTTTATTGTGATCGCAAAGCAGATTAAAAGGGTTTATTTAATGTCGTTGGATTGGCTATGAACAAGGCGTGCGAGATATGCAGGGGTGCTTGTTGCGAATCGTTCACGTTAAACCTTTCCGGGCTTGAAGATAAGTTTCCCGATGTTTATAAGTGGCTCGGATACCACGCAACAAAGACAAATGGAGTATTTGAGGGATTGCGGTTTGATTGCGCTTGTTCAAAGTTAAAGAATGGGAAGTGTTCTGTTTATGATGACCGTCCAGATGTATGTAAAGAGTTTAAGGTCGGCTCGGTTCAGTGCCTTGCATCAATAGCAACGTATCGGCATCACCAACAAAAAGAGATACTAAAAGAAATTAATACGCAAATATCGCATGAGTAAAGACTGGATAGATTTACGGGAAAACCCTGAAGCAATATTCTTCATACAGATTGTTGATCGAGATGGTGATATTGTAAAGATTAATGGCGGGTTGAGATTAGAACGTGATTTGATTAAGGACATTTCAGAGCGGATACGAAAATCCGCACTATCACACAATGAGGTATTTGATTATAAATTACCGCTGTGGAGAAGTAAAAAGAATCTGAAGAAGTATTGTGATTCACTGCATCAGGAGTTGATTAAAAAATATGTTTCAGCCGTTGAGTTGGCCGTATGCGATACGATTGTTGAGTTGAAGAAATTAACCATTAAGCAAATACAAAGAGACTAATGGCATTAAAGAGTCGAGAAAATTACTTCGGTTTACCAAACATCAATTACGTTTACAATCCGAATACAATGGATTGGGAGCGGATGACTCAGCCGCTTATTGATGCGACTAATTCAAATCTTTACCTTGCGCTTGATACGGTTGAGACAAAACTTGCAGCAATCAATACGGCACAGTCAGACGGAACGCAGAAGGCAAAGAGTGTTGATGGAAGCGGAAATCTTCTCGGCACAACGACAAATCCCATTGCTATTCAACCTCCGGCAAGCGGATCATTGGTTGTAAAGTTGACCGATGGAACTGATACGGCAAACATAACCACAGATGGCGCAGTTCAAGTTCAAGATAGATACTTGGCGATCGCTAAAGGTGATGTTTCCGGTCATTCCGTATTGTTAAAGTTTGGCAGAAATCCAGACATAGACACAAACGAAGAGACTATTTGGGAAGGCGGGGGGACATATCCCTTCCAATCATCAGCACAATCATTAGAAGTTTTATCAAGCGATGCAAACGATACGAGTGCGGGAACTGGCGCAAGGACAATAACTCTTATCGGTCAAGATGCAAACCATGTTGAACAAACACAGGTGATCACATTAAACGGCACAACTCCGGTTGCAATAACGGGGTCGTGGCTTAGAGTGTATCGGTGTTCTGTTACTACAGCTGGAAGCGGTGCTGTAAATGCGGGAACGATTACCGTAAGAATAGCAAGTGCTGGAGCAACTCTTCTTGTTGTTGGTGCGGGTAATGGGCAGACGTTGATGGCGGTTTATACAACTCCTGCCGGATATACGGGTTATATGATAAGATACTATGCATCACTTAACACCGCAACACCAGGAACAACCGTTTCAATGGATGTAAGACTATTTACAAAACCGGGTGGAGGCGTAGTAAATCTAAAACATCAACAGGCATCACTCTCTGGATTTTTTCAGTATAATTTTGGCGCTCCGTTTAAGATAAGCGAAAAGACAGACATTTATCTAAACGCCTCAACATCGGCAAATAACTGCGATGTATGCGGTGGGTTTGATATTATTTTGGTTGCAAATTAGATTTTAATAAACGAATCCGGATGGATTCAATCACTTTAACAAATAGCCCGGATGGGCGGAGAAAATATATGGCAGAAGATGTAAAGGGTTCGGACGAACAACAGAAGAAGGCGGATGCCGGAACTGAACAGGCAAAGACTTATGACGAAAACTACGTTAAAGAGTTGATTGCCGAAAGAGACAAGGCGAAGGATAAGGCAAGGAAGTTTGAAGAACAGCGCAAGAAAGAAGAAGAGCAGAAAGCCATTGACGAAGGCAGACTGAAAGAGGTTCTTGCACAGCGTGAATCTGAACTGGCGGATGCCAAGAAGAAAGCGGATCTCTTTGAACAACAGCAGATTAAACTTCGTGAACAACTAATAAATAAACTTCCCGAAGATGAGAGAGAATTTGCTTCAGACATAAACGATCTGGACAAACTCTCAAAATATGTCGAGAAGAGAACACAAGAAAACAAAACAGATGCACTTGTAACTGGCAGACAGCGTTTAGAAGCAGGAAAACCTGAATTCAAAAATGCGGATGAAATATATTCATATATGCAGAAGCAAGGGCGTTTGGTATAATACAGGAGATAAATTAAATGGGAGATTTCACTTCAACCATGTCGGATTCCACTTCAGTTGGCGATAGCATTTTATCGCTCTGGAATCAGGCAACACTTTTTGAAGCCGCAGCCGAAATGGTTTCGGATCAACTCGCAACGGTAAGAATTGCAGCAAATGCAGGAACAATTTACTTTCCTCGCTTTGCACAGATGAGCAATGTCAGTTCTGCTCTTACAAACAAAGCAGACCCATCATCCGTTGAAATTACGGATAGCGCAGTATCCATCCTTCCTTTGGAGTATGGCAACGTGGTAACGACAACGAAGAAAGCAAATCTTGCGGCTGATGGCCGTCTTGATTCTGCCGCAACTCGTCTTGTCGGTCAGAACATGGGTTCTTCAATGGACTACTTGGCGATCGCAAAACTGGAAGCATTCTCGACAACCGTTATCTATCCGAATGCTGCAACGGCTGCTTCAAACGTATCAACTGCGGATGTTCTGGATAAGACATTTGCAAATCGTTTATACAATAAACTTTCTCGCAAGAATATCCCGGCACTTCGTGATGGTATGTATTTCGGTATTGCGCATGAGGACTGCTTGTTTGATCTTCGTAATGAAGTCGGCGCAGGATCATGGGTTGACGTAAACAAGTATTCAAATGCAACAACCGTATTGCGGAATGAGGTTGGTATGTTCGGTGGTATCCGGTGGCTGCGCTCGAAGAATGTTACGGTAACATCGAACAGCAACGGAACGATTGATACCTACAAGGTAAACGTGCTTGGATTCAATGCGCTTGGTAAAGCAGTATCGGAAGAACCGCACATTGTTATATCCGGTCCGTTTGATAAACTTCTCCGGTTCGTGAACGTCGGTTGGTATGGCGTATTTGAATATGGCGTTGTTGATACGGACAATATGGTTCAGGGTATCTGTGCTTCATCCGTTGGTGCTAACTAATTAACCACAAGGAGAAACAACTATGAAAAAGATTCTTTTATTTGTCCTTGTGCTTTTATCGGGGTATGAACTGTTTGCTCAGAATATCGGGCAGGGTCAACCAATTAACAAGGATTTCACTTACATTCCACGAAGATACAATGCAATCTCCGCAACAGGGGATTCCTTGATCAGTGGCGTGTTGGCGAATATTTCCACAACCGATACGACTCGTGGTATCGTTCTTGCAGGGTGGAGTCAGGTTCACTTGATTCTCTCTCAGGCAACGGGAACACAGGGCGGATTGATTGTAAAGTATCAAGGTTCAACAGATGGCGTAAATTATGGAACCAATCTGATTACGCTTGATTCATTGAACTGGACTGCTGCAACCGCAAAGAAATCATTCAACCTGAGTGATAAATGCGGTGGTTTCTATTCTGTTCGTTTGGTAATTGTTGGATCAACAGGCCCGGCATTTACGGGAATAAATACCTATTCGGCACAGATACGGAAGAAACAGTAATCACTCACAATCGGGGAGAGGTAAAATCTCTCCCCATTATTTCTTATGCTCAAAAACTTTGTTTCAACCGATGATCTTGTAGAGTATTATCCGACAATCGAGGACTATCTTCCGTCCAGTCAGAATGATTACTCTACACAGATAAACGAGGCGTTCAATCTTGTATTGAATGATGTCCGGTCAAGATCAATTGACGTTCGGTTTATTCATCAACCGTTAGATTTGAAACGTGCTGCAACTGCAACGGCAGAGCAGGATACTCTCACATCGTCAACGGAAACAACATCGACAACCGGAACGCATATAAACGGTCAGCAGGGATTCCGGCGCTTCGTGGTAAACGTGACGGCTATCTCCGGCACTCCGACAATCGCCATTCAGGGTTCAAACGATGTGAATATACAGGATTCAACCGAACCATCAAACTGGACAGCAATCACATCTGTATCACCAACGGCAACCGGAGAATCAACCGCCGTATTCTACTCGGAGTATAAATATTATCGGTATGTTTCAACGATCTCAAGCGGAACGATAACATACACCGCCGCGATTTATGAAACAGAGTTTGATGTATGGACGATCTACAAGGCATTACAAATTATATTCAAGTTCTTGGCGAAAGCGCCGGATGATATTTGGTCTGAACGCTCCAAGTTCTATGAATCGCAATACTCTTCCGTTGTATCTGGCTATAAGTTCGCGCTGGATGCAAACGAGGACAATCTGATTGACTCATCGGATGAACTGAACAAATCTGCACAGCGAAGGTTGACCAGGTGAAGAAGGAACAGCATATAAAGTTTATTGATACGATTGACGAACGGGCAGAGAAGGCAAAGCAGATTGCATACATGGAAACGCAAAAGATGCTGAAGAAGTTTGCATCTGAATCCGGCGGATCATTGCAGAAGTTTATGACGATGGTAAAGAAGTCAAGGAAGATTGCAACACAAAAGACAGTGAAAAAGGTTTTGCCGATAGTAAAAGATGTCCGGTCAATATCTCGCAAATTTGCAGAGGAAAAGATAAATGCAGTTTGACTTCACACAGGAATTTGATCGACTTGGAACGCAGATAATCAGAGAACTGATGAACTCTGTTGTTAAGAATGTCGGACTTGACGAGGTTCCATATTCAAGGCCCGAAGTATCAACTTTAAGTCAGAGAAAAGTCAGACGAAATAAATCTGTTTCAATACTTCGTATGTTTGTTACCGGACAATTTGCAAGGGGTGCATTCAATTACCTGGCAAATCCGATGTCTCTCAAAGTATTCGTAAACGATACAACTCATCCGAGCGGTAAGAAGTTTACTGAACTGCTCGCATGGAACAGCAGGAATCAGACGGAATACAAGGGAACAAATCCAAGAGTGAAGAATCCTCCGCTTATTTTCCCGACAAATGAAGAAGAAATAAGAAAAGGATTCCAGAAGCAACTTGAGCAGGGCAAGAAAGAGATTGATAGAACAGCTTCAATCCAAATAAAAGATGCCCTTAAAATGAAATTAAAAGCAACCATATCTCTTTAATGTGCCTATCACAGTCGAACAAAAAACAGGACAGATATTCCAAACGTGGATTGATGACTATCAAACGGCATATACCGTATTGGAGCAGGATCTTATCAACGCAATCAATAAGATGC